CTTATTAATAGAGACAATAATAATGGGAATCGTTTGCACACACTCATAAATGAATTAATGAGAATACCGACGTTAACGACACCATTTAATAGTGTTAATCACACCACACCCAACACCCCCTATGATATTTTCTTTGGTTCTGAATTTGAATACGAAATAATGTCAAATATGACCGGAACACCGAGTCACGTAATAAATACTTTAAATAATGATATCTCTCTATATAAGAAGGTGTTGTCATCAGAAGGAGAGAAAAGTTTAAAGAAAATAAAATATGACAAAACCAAAGTAGAATATGACAAATGTCCAATATTACAGACTGATTTTGAACCAGAGGAAGAAATAACACAACTTCCATGCAAACACTGTTTTAATACAGTAGCAATAGAAAGATGGTTAAAAGAAGAAAAGTCGGAATGTCCAGTATGCAGACATAAATTAGAACATGTGGAAAAAAAAATTAACATAGACGAAGAATATAATACAGATGAAGAGACAACAGGTGAAGAGACAACAGGTGAAGAGACAACAGGTGAAGACACTACATATGAAGACACTACATATGAAGAGACAACAGATGAAGACACTACATATGAAGACACTACATATGAAGACACTACATATGAAGACACTGTATACAATGATATAAATACAGATATTACATCAATTAACCTAGATTATAATTTTCCAGTATTTAATTTAATAAATTCATTACATAGAACATCAAATTTGAACAATCGTAATTATTATATTTCAACGAATGAAGAGGATGAACTCCAAGAAGCGATACGTTTGAGTCTTGTGAATTAAATTTCGTCAACGTCAATAATGTCATCGTCGCTATGTGTCTCTTCTTCGCGAACTTCTCCTTCTTCATTTTCATCCTCTCCGTGTTGAATCTCATTCAAAATATTATTTTTATGACTAGTAATAGTATCATCTTCAAAAATAATATTATCATTAAAGGTTGTATTACCATCATCAAGAGCATTAGTAAGAGCAGTAAAATTAATCGAACTAATGGCCTTTAGTTTATCTTTTTCATTTGATGAATATACTTCCAACAAATCACATTTCGCGGCTTTATTAGTTCTAGCTTCCCAATCGCGAACACCAACCAAAACCCAAACACCCGGAGCAATATTATTATCACGTTTGTCGCGTCCTCTAAATTTATTTCTAATAATACATTGTCTGCTAATACCATCATTACATACAACTTCGCAATTAGGACCACCCAACAACTTAATAACAACTGCATAGTTCTCTCCTTCTTCTTCAATCAAACGAAGTTTCCTATTGTAACTACTATCGCTTGTTTGAATATGTTTACGAGCCGATTTTTTAGATTTATTTCCACCTGTGTTATTTCTAACCATGATTAGTTATATTATATGTAAGGTATATTTCTTAATCAATTTTTCTAATAATAATAATATCGACAACAAAAAATAAAAAATAAAAAATAAAAAATAAAAAATAACAGTTAATAATTTTAAAGAAATAGATACTACTACTAATACATAAACGCAAATTCGCAGTCAAAACCAATACAAGTCCCTTCTTTAAAATGTAAATCATACCATATTTTCCACGATCTCTTGCATATGGTTTCAATGCTTTGATTTTGAATTGTTTTAGACTGTTCATCCAGCTCATAACCATATGATTCATAGAAATCTTCTAATAAATCATCGTTTTCAAAGACAATTTTGCCATTTTCCGAAAATGATGCTTTAAACAAACTAAATCTTTCAATCCAACAAGGAGTATACCGTGTGTAATATTCCCAATTTGTCAAAATATTATCTTGGAAATTATCGATATTATTTCGTAAAATATGAAAGGAACCAATGTATTGATCAACCGAATACAACCTTTTTATCTTCAATGTATTATTAATTCTACCAACACATCGATTTTCGTTTTCACATATAGATTTACAATGTGATTTATCGAACAATTTAATCGGTGATTCTCTGTTAGAGTCACTATTAATAATATTACTAATTATAGAAATAAATAGTAAATAATTAGGCACCTTTTTATCTTTGTTTACATTTAAAAACTTATTATACACAACCATACAATCTTCCAAATTAACATCATCGGTCTCTACATCACATACTTGTATAACATTGTGTATTAATAATCGAATGAGATTAATAAATAGATCATGCTCATCACATTTATCTATTAGCAATAATTTATAAAGCCAGTATACAATCCCTTCATAATCCTTTTTATAAATATAAATAATCAGGTTTTGATATATTTTATCAATATTATTACAATATTTTGGTTTTCTTCCTCTAACATTATACTTATTTGTGTGGTATTTAATTCGAATAAAATTTTCAATAGATTGTCGCATAATAAAAACACGCGAACTGTGATTACGCATCACCATATTTTGTAAAATATGAAAATATGTTTCAATTGAAATTCCTTTCTTAAATTTCTTTCTTATGAAAATTTCAAATTTAGGATTAAAATCAAAATAAAAGTCATAATAAATTTTCCAAAATAAGTGACGAATATTATAACCCGAATAATAAATTTCAGATGTCCAATAATACGCCTCGTCTAATTTATTCGTTAATATAGAAGAGACCAACATAATTTCACATTCATCCTTTGCGTACAAGTATCTAGACAATGTGTATTCGTCGCACTGTATCTTCTGCATATATTTCAAAAGATTATGTATTTAAAACTCTACGTATTAATATTCACAATCAATTTTATACACAATAAATAATAATCTAATTGTATCATATATGAGCAAGAAAGAGATTTCGTGGATTGAATTAATCAATGTAATGATTGCGGAACGTAAGAAAGAGGGAAAACCGGCCGGTGTAAGAGACGTAATGGGTGACGCCAAAAAGGAATGGGTTATAATTAAATCGGGCAAACACGATACATATATAAAAGGCAAGCCGAAAATTTCACGAAAAAAAGGAAAAAAGAGCAAAAGCAAGAACAAAACCAGCAAAAACAGTAAAACCAGCAAAAACAGTAAAACCAGCAAAAACAGTAAAACTGGCAAAAATCAAAAGGACGAAGACGATGACAATGATACAGTAACAGCAAAGGTTATTTTTCAAAAATGCGATTTATGTCGTAACTGTAAAAAAGAAGTAAATAACTTATTCAAAATATAACTTATTTTGTTGCTTCTGTAACTTGTTTCGAGAGTGATTTTGAGTCCGGGTTTATTGATTTGTTAAGTAAATCGTTTTCATTATTCAAAATCTCAACACTATCTTTATAATCAATATCTATAGATTTATATGTTTCAATATATGTTTCTATTGTTTCATTTAAATAGAATAACCCGTAAAATTTATCTAACGAATCATTTACATTAAATCTTTTTAGTGGATTCGGATGAATATTGTATAGTAACAACTGTGAAAATGTTTCAAAGAAATTGTTTTCTACAAAATCGTTAGGAAAAAGCATATCGATTATACGCAATATCATAATACTAATCGAATAATTATCCCATGTATCATTAAATTTAATCAATTCATAAATAATAAATTCTTTCTGAGTAAGATCACTACCCTTTTTAGCCACCATTTTAAGATACTTTTTAACTTGAATATCACACAATTTTGTATATTTAGTTTGAAACTCTTTTGTAAATAAATTCAGTGCTTTATTAGATGTAACATATTCCGTCGAAATTTTCTTAGAAATATCGTCAATATACTTTTTATCCACATTATCACCATTATATTCGTATAATAGAAAGTTTATAACATGCACTTCTAGTGGCCAAACAAAATATTCAGGAGCATAAATATAGAAATATTCTTTCAAATTATCATTGTTAAGTTTTTTAATGGGAATAGAAAGACCAAAATCAATTATTTTTGTGTGATTATTTTTCGTATCATATAAAATATTATCACTTTTCAAATCAAAATGGACAATATTGTTTTCTATAAGAATCTTAATGCCTTTTAATGAAGCCCCATACAGTTCGATGAGAGAAATCATAATATGTTTCTTATTTTTTGTTTCATTAAAAATGGATTCAACCACCGGTTTACTTTTAACATAAGGTATTCTCATCAACATATATTTCGCATCTTCGTCTTTTATTACTTCACACTCTTTCAATTCATCTTCGTGTTTTTTCTTATAAGCCCTTATATTAACTGGACATTGTGAAATAACCGGTAAAAAAAAGAATTCATAATATTTATTTTTTTTAATATTTAGTCCGATATTTAATTCATTATTAGATGTAAAATTCTTCTTCTGTAATTTTGTAACAAATTTTTTATTTGCATCTTTTTTACTATCATTTTCATTATCGCATTTTAATCCCGGGTAATATACACATCCAAAACCACCCTGACTTAATAAACTGCTCATATAACTTATCTGTATATTATTTTATAGACTCAAACTAACATTATTTACGAGTGATAATAAAATACCTATTTTTATACGTTTTTTTAATCTTATTAATCAAATCGTCCTTATCTAATTTATCTGTATTAGCGTTCAATCTAATAATTTCTGTAGTCAGGTCTTCTTTATAATTATTACAAAATGAATCGTAACCATTGGCAGGTGTAAACCCTTCATCTTTAATGTGTTTATTAATGTGTTCGTCCATCAAAGCAATAATATTATAGTCAATAGATATGTAGGGTCGTCTTTTTTTGGGTTTTTCAGCGGTAGTTTTTTTATTTCTAAAATAATATCTACCCGATTTATACAATTTATCTAGAACATCTCCCTCATAACCCGAATTGACGAGCCGGTCTGTCTCTCTGTTAATAGTCTCTTTATTTTCATCAACCCATAGTTTCCACGACTCTTTGTAAGTTTCAATATCGTCATATTGGTGAATTTTTGAAAAGTTTTTTAAAATACTAACAATACCATTATCAAAATTAAACCTGTATATATTAGACATTGGTAGTTCAGCACTCATCAAATAAGTAATTGTCGTAGTAATTATATATTAAATTAAATCAATTTTATATATAAATGACCGAAACATATACTATTTCATCCCAAATATATTACGATACTTATAATACGTGCTATAAACGTATATTAACATTAGACCGTAAACCAAGTTCCACGACATTAAATCAAATTGTCAAACGTCTAAGTATGTCAAAACTATCCGAATTCAAACAATCAACTGCATGCTGTCCAATAGACAAATGTATATATGCCCTCTATAATCCACACAATCCATCGGAACTACTGAGATTAGAAGACCAGGCCTTACTAATCACCTATTTGTCTGCAAATAATTTTACGATTAACACCTCGCTCACACAACTAATGTTAGAGAATCCCATCAAACAATCGAGCGAAAAACAAATAATGTTCTTCATAACAAATACATAACTAATAAAAATATAAATTGAATATTTATTAAAGTTATTTACTTATATAAATCAATATGAACACAGATACAAAAACGCAGGAACTAATTACCAATTACAAGGATTCTCTTAGCGAACAGGAACAAATCGTGTTAAAAATCGCAATTGAGCATCTGGAATCGTCATTTGATATAGAAAAGAGCATTGGTTATTTAGAATGGCTTAAAAATAACAATAAGCAAAAAATAATAAGCAAAAAATAATGATAACAGCCAATTATGTAATTAATTTCTCTCTATTTATTAATATGAAAGATGTTAAGCTACAAAAAATAATAAATAAAACATTTGATAAGGTAAAAAATAACAATGGAGGTAACGTAGCCTCGTACATTCCGGAGTTAGCCAAGGCCGATCCCAAGCTATTCGGGATTGCGTTCGTATCGTGCGACGGCGAAGTATACGAAGCCGGCAATGCAAATAAAAGCGTTCCCATCGAATCCATCAGCAAATTATTTACATTAGCACGTGCGGTAGATAAATTAGGCGGCAAAGAGGTGAGCAAAAAAATAGGCCATAGCGGTAGTTGGCTACCCTTTAACAGTGTTCTGGCCGCCGATTTGTCACCCACCCACACAATCAACCCATTTGTTAACCAGGGCGCAATGGCGACCACAAGCCTATTGTATTCCAAGGACAAAGCCAAGTTCAAACAGCAGGTATTGGGTAATTTAGATGAATTTGCTGGGAAAAAGCTTGCCTTCAACAACGCCGTTTACAAATCGGAAATGAAATCAAACTCGAAAAATATGGCATTGGCCTACTTGTTACATTCGCACGACCGTTTTTATGGCGATGTCCAAGACAGCGTAGATGTATACACCCAGCAATGTTCCAAAAACGTTTCGGCCAAAGACCTCGCCACGATGGCGTGCGTATTTGCCAAAGGCGGCATTCACCCCTTTAACGGCAAAAAAGTAATCTCCAACGACACCGCCAATTACGTAATGAGAGCGATGCATCGTTCGGGCCTATACGAATATTCGGGCACATGGGCCGCCGAAGTCGGCTGCGTCTCCGCGAAGAGCGGCGTAGCAGGCGGCATCATCATTATGTTAAAAGGCATAGGCGGATTAGCCATCGTCTCTCCACCACTCGACAAAAACGGCAACAGCGTTCGTGGAATAAGCGCCGGTAAAATCATCACCAAACACATCTACAAACTGAAAGACGCCCGCGAAAAATTCTGCCCCTCGACAAAACACATCAAAACCTCGTCAACGCGCAAAGCATCAACACGCAAAGCATCAACACGCAAACCCTCAACACGCAAACCCTCAAAAAAAGCAAAAAAACAAACCCGAAAGCAAAAGTAAACACACATTAATTTACATTTAATTATACATATAAATTAATGACCATAATTGACCCGTCTTGTCTTGCGCGGTTTCTTACGATAACGACCTCGCCGCGTATTACGACCACTATTAAACTCATCCAACGATAATTGGATCCGCCGCGTCGCCTTTTTAATCCGCCGTTTAATAGTAGAACTCCGCATAGAACCACCACTACTCATTAGACTCTTCATCCCACTTTCAATCTTCGAAGCGGCTTCATTAAATGCTTTAAAGTTTTTAATCGCAATAAAATTAAGTATTTTTTCTAAGGCACTACGAATTAATTTATCCGTTTCTAATTGTGTTTTTCTGCCTAAACTTACTATGTTACCAGTCCCCTCCACTTTATCAGTATTATACATATTCTCATTACTTTTCAAAGCACTAATCATTTCTTGAATCTTAGTTTTTAATGTGCTTCTATACTTACTAAGTAATTTTTTAAGCGGTTTAAAACTGTTCGAAGCCACAATTTCATCATTAATAGCCTGAATTTCCATAGCACGGTATTTTTCTAAATTTTCATTTAAAATTTTTTTTTGTCTTTCAATCATTTCACGTATGCGTTCCTGTTTGGCCTTTCCTTTTTCACCTTCTCCATTATTATTTAGTTCTTTGATTCGATTATTTTCGTCTTGAATAATTTTTTTTAATTCTGTAATTTGTTTTTTTATCTGTTCAGTTTCATCTTTTTCTTGTTTTTCGTCAGTCTTTTCTTTTTTATTTTCTTTTTTATTTTCTTGTTTTTTTAAAAATTTGTCAATATAATCATTTATATGTTTTGTTGTATTTTCGTTTTGAGTGTCAAATGGTTTATCAATTAATTGTATTAAACCAAAAAGTCCCATTTTGATTCCGTTATTGTCTGGGAGGTTTTCTATATCTTTTTTTCCTCCCAAACCATCATAAGTAGTTTTAATAAATTGTTTTACAATATTGTATAACATTGGATTATTGATTTCAATAGGTGATTCGTCACTTTTTTTTTCATTAGAATCAACATTGCCACCGAGATCATCCAACAGTTTAACCAATTTACCAAATTCTATTTTTAAATCATCATTACTAATCAGAGCTTTTAATTCTTCTTTATTTATTTTTTTTATTTTATCATTTTTTTTTTCTTTGCCAATATAATAATTTATGTCTTTTTCTGCTGTAAAATCAAACACGTTTTCTGTCTGCAGCATTTTTGTTTTTTTTCTATCAAATCTTTCAAATAACTCTTTTAAACTCATAAGATGGTTATAATCATATAAAATTTGATTCAGCATTTCAAGGTCGCGTTCCGCTTTCGCTTTTGAAAATACACGACCATCACCCTTACTGAGTCTATGGTCTCCTTTATTACCACTAATCTTTATAGCTCTATCATTGAACTTTTTTTCTTGCTCAGTGAGTTTATTTTTCTCCTTTTTACCTGTTATCTTCCTAAAAGTATTTTTATCAATATATTCAACTTTATTACCACCACCCGTGTGTAATTTTCTTAACTTTTCATTAGATTCTTTTGCAGTAGTATCAATATAATCAGTGGCTAAATTTCGTTCTTGTTTCAATGTATTATA